AATTATTCCTGTATAGGTTGTAGTGATAAATAGAACTGTGTATACTTAATCGTATGCACAGTTTTTCTTTTTAGTCAGTGGGCTTTAAAGAAGAGGCATAATAAATCAACATTAAGGAAAAAACATTATGGCAACATTAGCAGAAATCAGAGCAAAACTTCAAGCAAGTTCTCAACAAAACACCGGCGGCTCACAAGGTGGAGACAACGCAATTTACCCTCATTGGAATATTGCAGAAGGTCAAACAGCAACAATTCGATTTGTTTCTGATGCTGATCCAAATAACACATTCTTCTGGATCGAACGTGCAATGATCAAATTGCCTTTTGCAGGTGTAAAAGGTGAAACAAATTCCAAGCCAGTTACTGTGCAAGTTCCCTGCATGGAAATGTGGGGTGAAACTTGCCCAATTCTTACCGAGGTTCGTCCTTGGTTTAAAGATAAATCTTTAGAAGATATGGGTCGTAAGTATTGGAAGAAAAAGTCTTACTTGTTCCAAGGCTTTGTGGTTGACAGCCTATACAAGGAAGATCGCACACCTGAGAATCCAATCCGTAGATTCATCATGGGTTCACAAATCTTTAACATTATCAAGGCAGCATTGCTTGATCCAGATTTTGCAGAGTTGCCAACGGACTATGTTCGTGGCACTGACTTCAAGATTGTAAAGACCAGTAAAGGTGGTTATGCTGACTACTCTACCAGTAACTGGGCACGTCGTGAACGTGCTTTAGAAGAAGCAGAGCTGACAGCAATTAAGGATCACGGTCCATTTAATCTAAAAGACTTTTTGCCTAAGAAACCAGGCGATGTTGAACTCAAAGTTATGAAAGAAATGTTTGAGGCGTCAGTAGACGGCGAAGCATTTGACATGGAACGTTGGGGTCAATATTTCAAACCGTCGGGTTACGGTGGTCGTGATAATGCAGAAGGTGGAGCAACTAAACCAGCAACACCAACAGCAACTCGACCAGTAGCAACACCTGCTTCAGTTGAAGAAGAAGTAGCACCTTGGGAAGATGATGTTGCAGTTGCAGAGAAATCTTTTGCAGCACCAGCCGCAGCAACACCAGCTGCAGATAGCGCAAGCTCACGTGCTCAAGATATCTTAGCAGCAATTCGCAATCGTAACAAGTAATTAGGAGATAGACTATGGGAAAATCCTTCGATATCTCGAAGTTCCGTAAGTCTATCACTAAGTCTATTGACGGACTTGGTATAGGCTTTAACGATCCGACAGACTGGATTGGTACAGGAAACTATGCACTAAATTATCTTATTAGTGGAGACTTTAACAAAGGTGTTCCGTTAGGTAAGGTAACAGTATTTGCCGGAGAATCAGGTGCAGGTAAAAGTTATATCTGCTCCGGTAACATTATTAAAGCAGCACAGGAACAAGATATTTTTGTTATTCTTGTTGATAGCGAAAATGCACTTGATGAAAAATGGTTGAAAGACCTAGGCGTTGATACTAGTGATGAAAAGTTATTAAAACTTAATATGGCTATGATTGACGATGTAGCAAGGACTATTTCAGAATTTATGAAAGAGTATAAGCTCATGCCTCAAGAAGACCGACAAAAAATTCTTTTTGTTATTGATTCATTGGGTATGTTGTTAACTCCTACTGATGTTAATCAATTTGAAGCAGGTGAAATGAAAGGTGATATGGGCCGTAAACCTAAAGCACTTACAAGTCTTGTTCGTAATTGTGTTAACATGTTTGGAAGTTATAATGTAGGTATGGTTTGCACAAATCACACTTATGCAAGTCAGGATATGTTTGATCCTGACGATAAAATTTCAGGCGGTCAAGGGTTTATCTATGCCAGCTCAATTGTTGTTGCAATGCGAAAATTGAAACTAAAAACTGATGCTGATGGCAATAAGACAACGTCTGTTAACGGTATTCGTTCAGCTTGTAAGATTATGAAAACACGTTATGCAAAACCTTTTGAAAGTGTGCAAGTTGAAATTCCATACTCAACTGGTATGAGTCCTTTTAGCGGGTTAGTTGATTTGTTTGAAGACAAAGGAATGTTAAAGAAAGAAGGCAATAGTCTTGTTTATATAACTAAAGATGGTGAAATCATCAAACAATTCCGTAAGGCTTGGGAACGTAATGAAAAAGACGGACTTACAAAAGTAATGGAAGATATTTCAAAACATGGTGAGGATTCACCTGTTGTTATCGAATCAGAGGAAACATAAAATGGATGAAAGTTTAATCATGGAAATTTGGGATACGTTTCGTGAATATATCCCAGAAAAGAATAAAGATATCGCAGCAAATCAATATGTCGATTTCTTGTTAGGAAAAGATATAGAGGTTGATGTATTAGAAGGATTTATTGGATACGATCCTCATCTTGACGATGCTATTCGCACTGTAGTCGACGAAGCTAATGCTATGGAAGACGATGAAGACGATGCTGAATATTACGAAGATGAGGACTAATAATGGCTCAATGGTATGCAAAGGTGAGCAAAGATATTTCTCATCTCCCGGCATGTATTGACTTTTATTACAACGAACTGGATAGTGC